AACTCTGGTGGATTAGATATCGGAGCAACAACAAATATCGTTACTAGATTATTCGGTGGTAAAAAACCACCATTCACAGATGATCAATTTAAACAAATCGCAGAGCTAGTTGTGTCCGAAGATGCAGATGTTTTACGCAGAGCATTAACCGACGACACCCAGATAGATGCAGTTTTACAAGTTTTCCGGAAAGCTATAACTGCAATGGGAGCTTCTCAACCTCGAGTTACAGCTTTAGAAGATGTAACTGAATCTGTCGGCGACGTGGCTGACCCTATTATGTCTGGAGCTTTAGAAGGGATCGTAAATACTATTTCAGACAGCACAAAGCAAAAAGTCATGCAGGCTCAGTAATGCTTTGTGGATTTTAGTTTGGTTCCAGCTTATATCAGGAAAGCCAGTTGATCATTTTCAACTAGGCTCTTATAGAACACTAGACGAGTGTAAACAACAACAACAATCCGCAAAAGTTATGATAGTCCACAACGGAATATCAGTGGAGTGCTTAGAGGTAGATTTGAGTCGTGATTGATCCTATTACAGCATTTTCTGCAGCCAGTGCAGCATTCGGAGTTTTGAAAAAAGGAATATCCGTTGGGAAAGATATAACCTCAATGGGATCTACTTTGTCGCAATGGTCTAAGGCTGTTGCTGATATGGACTTTTTAGAGCAAAAATCACAGAAGCCACCTTTGTATAAAATGTTTAGTGATACTGAGGCTTCGGCTCTAGACATCTGGACGAAAAAGCAGAAGCTAAAAGAGATGCGTGATGAACTCCGTTCGTTTATATCTTGGAACTATGGACCATCTGCTTGGGATGAAATTGTAAAAATAGAGGCAGAGCAACGCAAGGCTCAAAGAGAAGCAGTTTATGCAAAAGAAGAGTTTAAACAAAAAATAATAGATGTAATTTTAGCAATTTTAATAATAGGAACTGGAATGGCATTATTAGCTCTTTTTGTTTATTACCTTGGAAAACAACAAGGAAAGTGGTAGCTGTATTTAGTTCAAAGAAAAAAATATTGGGTATTGTATGATGAAAAAGGCAAAGTAGTAATTCAAACCTATGATAGAAGAATAGCGGAAGGTTTTGCTAAAAGAATAAGGAAAGAAAAAGATGACAGAATTCGACAAAGCTGATCTAGATAAAAATGGAACGATAGAGCGAGACGAGTGGGACAAGCTGTCTTTAGAAGATCGTCGACTTGAAATAATAGACCGAGACCTAAAGCGAAATGCAGAACGCAGGTTCACAGGCTTGGCTCTTATGGGAATGTTAGTTTATCCTTTTATAATTCTACTTGCTTCAGTTCTAGGATTCGACAAAGCAGCAAGCCTTATAACTGACATTGCTTCGGTTTATGTTATTGCTGCTTCCGGAGTCGTGGCTGCATTTATGGGATTCAATGCATACTCTAGCAACAAAAGCTCTAATGACAGAAAGCAATAGTTGCAGCGAGGTCTGTCCAGTCGTCGTGACTTAGATTGCCTCGTTTGCTCCAAGAGCAAATATCCATAAGATGTTTTTTCGATGGTCTGTCGAAAATGTCCCTGCCATATTTACCATTGACCAGAACAGTAAAGTCCCTGCCAACACGAATTAATATCCAGCTTTGCCCACCTCTAGAGATATAAGTATTTGCCCACATTGCTTGGTTTAATCTAAGTCCACTGACGAAGCGTTTCTTTGGCCAATGATTAATGTATTTGAGTTCTATCCATCCTGACTCTCCATAGCCAATGTAATGAACATCTGGCATACCTTGGGCAACTCTGTTCTCAACACGATACATTTTTAAAGGCAGATTGTTTCTTATTAGTGTCCAGAAGTTCTTTTCACTCATTGATTTCCTCCATGAATAATGATATTGGGTCTTTTGTTATAACATCAGCGAGGTTCTTTTTCTCTCGCAGAGCTTTGATTATTTTACTATCGACGGACTTGCGTGTTTCGATGTCGATATAAGTGACGTTATTTTTAGTTCCGATGCGGTGGCATCTGTCTTCCGATTGCATCCTTTGCTCTAGATCGAAACTGTTAGAATAATAAATAGCATAATCTGCAGCAGTAAGGGTCAAGCCTATTCCACCAGATTGCGGTTGACCGATAAAATATTTAATAGATGGGTCGTTCTGAAAGCGATCGACTGCAACCTCTCTAGCGTCACTCGTAACGTCTCCGTGGTAACTTACTGCTAGATCTCCTAATGCCCTCTCTATGGCTCTTAAATCAGCCTTGAAACGTGCCCAAATAATAACTTTAGAGTCGATGTCGCTTAGTATCTCTTTTAGAGCTTCAATTCGAGGGTTTTTATCGTCTATCTGGGACAAACCTTCCTCGCTCGGAAACCAACCGCAAAGTATCTGCTGAAGCCTAAGCAAACGAGTAATTGCCTCAGGTGCTTCTATCATGTTGCCTTCTAGTTCAGCAACGAAAGACTTTTTCATAGTCTGGTAAAGTTTCTTTTGTTTGGCAGTCATCTCTACATAATGACGCTGATATATTTTATCAGGCAGGTCTAGGCAGTCTTTCTTTAAAACTCTAAAGCTGTGACCTTCTATGTTTCTGGTCAGTTCGTCTATATTCTGGTAAGATATAATCTGCTTATTTTCGAAGCCACCCATTATGCAATATCTCGCACGAAACGAATAAAAGCTGTCGTAGCCTAGGACTTGTGGGTCTAGAAACTTAAACTGAGAATAAACATCCTCTGGACCTTTGGTAACTGGAGTGCCAGTCATTATTCTTTTATAGTCAGCTTGCTTGCCGAACTTAGTTATTATCTTTGTTCGCTTGGCTCCTGGACGTTTAATCCTAGAGCTTTCATCTACAACGAGCATTGTCTTATTGCTGACTAGGATCTTTTGCATATAATATATTGCCTTGGGACTTGTAAAAGCCTCCACGTTGAACGTGAATACTTTAAGGCACTCGGATGCACCTAGAACATTTTCATATTCCTCGATGCGTTTTTTAGTCATTCCGGAAGAATAATAAAACGACTTCCTAGGACACCAATCTGGCATGTGTATGTCGATCTCTTTTAGCCAGTTGCGGTGCACACCGTTGGGTGCAATAACAACAAGCGAAGTAATCTCACCTTTTGCATAAAGATATGCAGCATTGTCTATGATAACTTTAGTTTTACCTGTGCCTTGTTCCATTAATAAAGCGAAAGCCTTTTTATCTCGGCTCATGTAAAAGGCTTTGCGTTGGTGGTCGAAAGGCTTAGTCTTAAAATCATAGTCGTCGTTGCTAGGCAACTCAGCTTGCTTCATTTTTATATTAGCTTCCATCTCTTTTAGGTTACTAATATATTGGTCAAGTGCTGGAGAGGCAGACTCATCCCACTCAGCTTCCGGAAAGTATTTACGAATTCTATCTATATTCGCACCTGTGGGATCGAACAGGAGATCCCTGCCGACCCACTTCTTAAATCCTGGAAGTGTAGATAACTTTTCGAAAGTGTCGCCAACGAGTTTAGACTTGATGACTAAATACTTTCCGTAATCTGCCTTGGTTATTATCATTCCTCGTCTTCCTCTTCAATCTCACCTGAGCCATCGCAATTCTCGCAGGTGTCCCAAACAGTGTCGAGGAACCCACCGTTGACATAGTCAACGACAGGCTTCTCATATTCGCAACGACCCCAACCGTCGCAGTCAGGACAAGTCATAGTCCGAACCTTTCTGCGCATATTGGTCCAATGCCACGGTCTATGCTCTCGTGCTTAGTAAGGTCACGACCACACATCGCACAGTTGCCTGTTTTACGTCCATAGGCTACAGCTGAGCCAAGTGGGCTTTCGGCTATCTGCTGGAGCTTAGAGAGCGTTTCCTGAGGTGCGGAGCGTAAACCAAACCACTTGCCTTCCTTAACTTTTCCAGCATACTCGCCATCAACCTTAACATATAACGCACCAGCATTAGCACCAGTATCAGGTGCACGAGATATAACTAAGTCCTCAAAACGGAACTTAGGAGTTTTAATAGCCTCGTGAGCTTTGTTAAACATAGCAACTACATTACTAAGATCAACAGTTGGTGCCTCAGCTCTATTAGCTTTGTTGGCTTTTACTTTCATAAGCATCGCAACAGCAGCACCAGTCTGCTTTTCGGAAAGCGAACCACGATCGTCAAACTGCTCTACTAAAGAAGCAGCAAAGCTGTTCCAAGAAGTAAGCTCTCTAAGAGCATCTATCAATCCTGGATTAGCTTCGTTGAATTTAGTTTTATTCTTAGGAGCCATAAGTCTTGCTTTCTGCTGTGCTGCAAATTTCCTCTTTTGAATTCCACGAGCAACAATCTGCTGTTTTCTCGTATTGCAGTATCCTGCGGATGTGACTGGTAAAAATATCGCCATAATTTATTCCTTTCTCAGTTTATACAAGTATTCTACGTTATTTAGACAGAAAGGTAAAGGACTTTGATCTGTTTAAAAACAATAACTTACAACTTTTTACTCAAAAAGATCCTTTGGTCTGGGTAAAGGACGCAACCATTCTTTAACTTTTTTCTTATAAAATATATGTTTTCCGACACGTTTTACTCTTTGGAATTCACTTGCCCAATAAGGATTAACATCGTTGCTATGGTAAAAAGTTGCATCTTCACCAACAACACTAATGTATTGTCCTTCCTCCAGCATCATCTTGGCTATTGCTTTAGAGGTTCGCAACGAGTTGTGTTCTTTCGGATAGTCTGATTTACCATCGCACCACCAACTAAACTGGCAACCAGAGCTGTTGTCTTGTAAAACAACTGAGCAAACATCATTCGGAAAATTAGGCGAAGCCACTCTGTTAAGAGTGACCTCGGCTATTGCTATTTGACCTTGTATCGGTTCTGATCTAGCCTCGAAGTATATGTTCAAGGCTAGACACATTAGAGCTGTTTCTAACATTACGCCACCAAGTCGAAATCGAAAGTTAATTGATCGTCGCACTGGCTTGAGAACTTAGGGTTCTCGACTTCGTAAAAAGCCTTTACAAGTTTTTTGCCCCAGTGGTGCGAAGCATCCATAGCTCTCCATTTAGGAACTTGATTGTCGATTGTAGTCCAGTCACGAGTGTCCATTACTAGGACGTGCTTAGTAATTTGAATAATATAAACTTTACCTTGCTCAAGGTTTTCCGGAACGAACTTGCTCAGCTTGCGTTTTTTCTCGAGCGTTGTCCATTTGCCTTTTAGACCGAGCTGTTTACATGCTTTTGAGATGTTGCTATTTGTAACACCTTTACAATGACGCTTGCCACGGATCTTGCGAAGAGTTTGGTAAGCTGGTTCGTATTCGATGCCAGCAACAGTCGCAACAGAAAATGGTCCACACCATGTAACTCGGTGAATGCCTGTGTCGCAGTAAATAATTTGACGTGTTTTAGGGTTATGCTTTTCCATGATTTGTTTCCTTTCTCAATCAATATAAGTATTCTATCTCTATTCACCAGAGAAGTAAAGTGTTTTCTTCACTATATAAAACAATAACTTATGTGAGTTTACGCCACTTATCTAATTGTAATTTCCTAAAGCCTTTGTTTATTTTGCCTTTTAGCAAATACCAGTCACCAATTTTACCTTCCTCGACTATAGGCTTGCCGAGCTTGGGATATTGAAATCTGCCTATCCCTGCCAATATTGGACCAGTGTCGTCCTCGAACTTCATGTTAAGCCATAGGTTGTGGGTCTCGGCTCTGCGACCTCCTCGCTTTACTAAGTTTACAGCCTCATTTAAATCTCTAAGGTTTTTCTCGACGAGCTTGCCGAATACAACGAACTCTCCAGGATTGTCAGCTTCTAGGTCGTGGATGTCTGTTATCTTTGTTTTTATGTTGTGGGAGGCTGGATCTTTCTTAATATGCCCGAACCTACGTTCGCACTCGAATATGTCGTCGTATGGCGTTTCTCCGTTGTCTAGGAGGTTATCTTGCCGAGGTGTTAAAGGTTGCTTCAGCTCCCTGCGTTTTACAATATCATCAGCCATCTTTGGACCAATGCCTTTTACTCCTATTAATCCACCAATCAGCTCACCTTCCTGCACCGACCAATTTAACTCAGACTTGAATTTGTCGTATGGCTTATGAGCTAGTCCCTCTCGAGCAACTTCCCGCAACAACTTAACACCTTGGTCATCGTCCTTAACATTTCGGAGGCAAGCAGCAGCAAACTCCAAAGGATATCTACTTTTTAAAACGCAACACCAATAACTAACCATTGCATAAGAAACTGCATGGCTTCTGTTAAAAGCCATAGATCCCATCGTGTTAATATTGTCCCATATTTCACGAGACTTCTTTTCGTCTAATCCGTTTTCCTCAGCACCAACTTTAAACCTCTGCCAATACCTATCGAAAAACTCTTCACCCAAAGACTTACTCATAGCTCTGCGGAGCTCAGAGACTTCTTCCCAAGTCAGCTTGCCTATTTCACGAGCTATCGTCATCACCTGCTCTTGGTAAACTACAATTCCATAAGTCACTTCGGTTGCTTCTTGAGTCATGTCGTGGAAATGGTAAACAGGCTCAGCACCTGTCCTCTTTTTAATAAACTGAGTTGTGCCTCCTGAGGTTAGTGGTCCAGGACGAGCCAAGGCAGTAATAGAGCAAATGTCCTCGAAGTTCGCTATTTTCATCTGTCTTGTTAAAGACTGCAGAGCATAACCTTCGAACTGAAATATTCCTGCATATTTTTCGTCGTTTAGTATTTTAAACGAGGCTTCGTCGTCTAGCGGAAAGTTTACGAGCTTTTGCCTAGACCAACCAACCTGATCTAAAACGTCTTGCAATACTGATAGTGTTCTAAGTCCTAGAGCATCTATCTTTAGCAAGTTTAAATTCTCAGCATCCTTCTTGTCTATCTGAGCTGCACCAGTTTGCGCACTGACCGAGCAATACTTACTAACAGGATCTTCAGTAACAATAATTCCAGCAGCATGAACTCCGGAATGGCGAGCGTGGTTTTCCATCTTCTCGGCTATTCGCATTTGCGGATATTTATTTAAAACTTGCTTGCCTATGTCTAGGTCGTTAAAGGTATCCATGATGCACATTGCTGCACGAGCATCGCCTCCGCTCCGTTCAATTATTGCACCTTTTAAATCATTAACTTCCCAAGCTGGAATGCCTAGCTCCTTGGCAACTTCGGTTATTGTACTCTTGGCTTTATACCTGCTGACTGTTCCTAGGTGAGCAACTTTCTCGGAGCCATACTTGTCCCTGAGGTATTGGAAAACCATTTCCCTGCGGTCGTCCTGAAAGTCAATATCAATATCAGGCAAGTCAGCACGAGTAACATCAATGAACCTTTCGAATAGCAAGTCGAACTTTATAGGATCAACATCCGTTATTCCTGTTAAATAGCAAACTAAAGAACCAGCTGAAGAACCACGAGCTGGACCAACGAGCATATGTTGCTTCGCATAATTAATCATGTCGGCAATAACATAGAAATAATCATGGAACTGTTTTAGATCTATCATATCCAGCTCACGCTTTAATCTAGCTTTGTAAACAGGATCTTCTAAATCTATTCCTCTTTCCGGAGCACCATCTATACACATCTGCTCTAAAGTTTTTTCAGGTGTAAATGATATCATCTGAGCAACAGGCAGATCAACATTACACATATCTGCTATTTTGTAGGTGTTCTCTATAGCCTCGTCAGGAAGCCAAGGAACGCAATCCAATAACTCATATTCGTTTAGCAAGTGCATAGGCTTGGTTCGTTCCATCCTATTCATGCCAACCAGAACCTCATAAGCCTTTCGGTCACCAACTTTAGGATAGAAGTTGTCGGAGGTTGCTACTGGCTTAAAACCTTTTTTCTCGCAAAACTCTAGAGCCTTCTTAGAACTCATAGGATTTATCTCGATGTAAAGATCGTTTTTTCTGGTCAAAGGAAGCAGTCCCCACTCTGGGTGAGTGCCACTGATAATAATTATATTTTCCGATATATCGAACAGATCGGAATAACTTATCCTTGGGAAATAATAAAAATTTTCTTTGCTCGTGCTTTTTGTTACGAGGTCATAAACCTCGGATAAGCCTTCATTATTCTTAGCAATAAAAGCCATCATGTTTGCGGTTTGCCTAGTGCGGTCGGTGGAGTCTACAACAACTGCAATCTCAGCTCCGAATATAGGTTTCTTTCCAGCCTTTTTACAAGCATTGCTAAAAGGAACATGACCCCAAGTTCCCACGTCAGCTATGCCTATGGCATCCCCACCACTTTCTATTACGCTAGAGATTGGACCATAAGCCTTGCGAAAAGAATATTCTGTACGAGCTCTTATTTGTAGCATTACATGATCACCGCAATAATCGCATAGCTAACAATAAAACCTATTAATGCAATTGTCATTATATGTGTCCTTCCTTTTTATACCACTTGATAATTTCTATTGTTGCTTCAACGTCGTTTAGAGATCGGTGAGCACCTTCTATTTTCTTGCCCATTATCTCTTCATAGATATCTCCGAGCTTGCGCATTTTACCCCAAACACTCTGCCCAACTTCAACTGTACAAATATGATCCATTGGCCAAGGAAACTTAGTCACCTTATCAAGACGCTCAAGCTCGAACCTTAATATCTTTCGGTCGAAAGGCAAGTTGTGTGCAGCCATAGAAGTTTCTCCTAAAAAGAAATTACACAAATCTTTATAATGAGCAACGAATGGTTTTTTGTCTTTTAGATCTTCGTCTGTTATTCCAGTTATTTTTGTTATCTTAGGATCTAACTCATGTCCAGGATTACACATAAATTCTAATTTATCATATTCTTCAAAATTACCATCGGTTATTCTTATTGCACCGAACTCAATAATTCTGGGTTGCAAGTCTAGATCAGATCCTTCAGCCTTGGGTAAGCCTGTTGTTTCAAGATCGAATATAATCATTCTTTATCCTCGTTGTCTAAGGACTGCAACATAAAAGAATATACACCCATATCATGCACTGAGTCCTCATGCGATCCTGGCCAGTTCTCGGAATAGCGAGTCAGCTTGGCAACAATCATATTTACAATGCCGAACCTGTTCCATTCTTTCTCTGTTTCAAGAGTAACTCCTTTGGGGAATAAAGCCATCATTACTTTTCCATGACGATGATAATTATCACCATAAACTTTATTGCGTTCCTTAAAAGTTTCTAGAGCATCCTCCATGCAATCTATAGGTGACTTATTCCTGCGATGTTTTCTAGCAACATCTCCAATTGTTTTAAGATCGCTCATTACTTTCATCTCTCCCATTTTCGTATGAGTTGCGAATATCTCGCTCATAATTATTAGCCTTATCGAAAAGATCCTCTAGGTCTCTTTTATCAAAAGTGTTAAGGTCGAAAAGCCTAGCAACTTTTTTGTCGTTAAGCTCTATGTCGTTTCCTCTTATTTTAAGCATAAACCCACTCCGGAGTTGGAGTGTAGTTCCACTTTGCGAAACCCATCTTCTCGCCTAAATAATAATTGCGATATGCCTCTACTGTATTTTCACACTTATACTCATCAGGCATACATTGCGGTGGATCGGTAAAGCCAATCTCTTTTATATTCATAGGTGCGATGCAAAGTAACTGCATTATCTCTGCACTTTTGTGGGACTTGCCATAGCGAGCTGTGTATTCTTTGCATAGGTATACAAACAATCCTAGTGCCCACCAATAATGTTCGGAACTTTCCCGAACCCAAACTGCTGAAGGATGGTTCTTATGAGTCGACTGATACAAGCCAACCTCGTCAGCCCAATAGTTTCCATCTAGCTCTCGGTGCGCAGTACATAGCAGTTGCGCAGTCTCGAGTATCATCTTGACGCAATGCTTATCGCAATGCATTATAGCTGACTCTTTCGGACTAGTGTCCAAGTAAAAAATATTCATTAAACTTC